TTATAAATCGGGCTTGGCCACTTTAGAATGATTCTAAACTATGAAATATACAACGGTTAAAATATCAGAGATCCGGGACCATCCAACAATGCGCATGGATGCAAAATATTGGATTAAAAAAAAATCAAAAAAAGAAAAAAGCTACAAGCGTCAAGCCACAAGCAACAAGCTTGACAGGTCCTGAAGGATAATGTAGGATAAGTTATGAAAGATATAAAAAAGAAACTAGTAAAACAGGTGAAGAGATCCCGGCCATCCCTGGCTCAGGAGATCAAAGACATGTCAATGAAGGACTTCAGAGCGCTGTGGTTTGTTGTACAACAGGGACTGAAGATTAAGAAAAAACACTAATGAAACAATTTAGAATAGACGTATCACACGCTAGCCCGGGCCAGCTGCTGAGCATCGGAGCTGAGCTCAAGATCATGAGTAATAACTGGGAGCGATTTGGTCCCAAGATTTTTATTAATGGCCAAAAGCTGCAAGCTCCAAGCCTGAGAGAGCCAAGCCGCAAGCGACAAGCTTCAAGCCACAAGCTCGCCACATTTAAATGATATAAGATTTTATGTTAAAGAAAGAAGCAAGACAAATCACCGGAGGGCTGTCGAAGCCATCCAAAATGCCCGGACCAGCTTATAACCTGCCCGCAACTGAATGCAAGACCGGAGCTAAACTGGTAAAGGTTCCAGATTCAGTATGTGAGGGCTGCTACGCGCTGAAGGGACGATATAACTTCCGCAATGTAAGACTGGCGCTAGCTCGAAGGTTGGCAAGCCTGAAGCACCCGAGATGGATTGAAGCCATGACTGTGCTTATTAAAGGCGAGCCATACTTCCGCTGGCACGACTCAGGAGACCTGCAGTCGGTCACTCATTTAGCTAATATTATGAAAGTATGCAAAGCGACACCAGAGACTAGTCACTGGCTGCCAACGCGTGAGGCGGGCTTAATGAAAGTTATCAATCCAGCCGCAATTCCAACAAACTTAACAATTAGATTCTCCAGCCATATGATAAACCAGAAGCCAGTGAAATTTTGGCCCTGGACATCGACGGTTTCGACTGGCGACTTCACCTGTCCCGCTTCAAAGCAGGGCAACCAGTGTGGGAGCTGTCGAAACTGTTGGGACCGCGAGGTAGCCACTGTCTCATACCCTAAACACTAAGTCTGAAGAGCCCGGTTACCTGTTTCAAGCCTCAAGCAACAAGCCTCAAGCTACAAGCCGCAAGCTTCAAGCGTGCGAATCACTGATTTAAGTCCCAAGCTACAAGCCTCAAGTCTAAAGCCACAAGCAACAAGCTGCTTGATTTGTGTTCCTTGAAAAAGTTTTAGGTCTCTCTGACCGAGCGACCTAACTAAGATGAAGGTGTTCTTTGGATGACGAATATGAAACGCAATTTGATGAGGAGAAAATTTAATTTTATTGGCTGAAGTTGTTTTTAATTCAACAGTGAAAAACTTGCCAGAACTATTGTAGCCCAATAGATCAGGAGTACCGAGTAGGCTAGTATTTTCAAGCCTTGTCCATTTAATTTGTGGTGTATTTCTTTTAAGCTCATGCCATAATTTTCTTTCTGGACCCATGGTCTATTTTAAGCCAACAGCTACATTATACAATGAGCCTTGGTTTCCCCATTGGAGCAACTTCTTCATGTGTTCTAATTACAATTCGATGAGTTTCTCTGGCGCCCAAAATTTTATTTTCAACAAGGTCTACACCCATTACATCATAATGTCTACCATCTGGTGTACGAACTTGCACTCGGGCATCTTGTGCAACTCCACTTCCTTTCTTTGGACCAACGAATCGGTCAAAGATCATAATTACATCTCTACCTTTGAGCATTACATTCCTGCCTTACGAGCTCGTTCAACCTGGTCTTCAACTTGTGCCGCTAACTGTTTATTATCATCTTCTAACTCAGCTATTCTTACTTGTAGTTTACCATTCAAACGTTGATGTGATTCATTAACCTCAAGAGCATCAGCAATCCTATTATATAAATCATTATTTTCTTTCCGGGCTCTCTCCAACCCACCTTGAAGCTCTTCAATCTTTTTATTGGCTTCTCTGAGTTCAGGAGAATTCGTCACTGTAATTCCTTTAACCAAAATCATCTCGTTAGTAAGCTCTTGATTTTCCTTTTGTAGCTTTCTTATATCTTCCATCTGTCTCTCTACTTTTTTATGTAGTATTTCATTCCTTTGTTTCCATATGTCTATATCTTTATCCACCTTGACTTTTTACAACTGTTGGCTTAAAAAGTCAACATGGGAGTTCCATCAAGATTAACAGAAATGCAACGTAAATTCGCAGAACTACTTATTCTGTATGAAGGACGTAAATTTGATTATGAATGTGCTATCGAAGCTGGATACGAACCCACTAATGCACGTCCAATGGCCTCACGTCTACAAAATCCAGAGTACTCTCCATTAGTCGTAAAATATATTGGTGAACTTAGAGAAGAGCAACGTAATCGTTTCAAAGTGAATTATGGCAGACATGTGACAGAGCTAGCCAAAATCAGAGATCAAGCACTTAAACACAGATCATTTTCAGCGGCAGCTAACGCAGAACACATGCGGGGAAAAGCAGGTGGTCTCTACGTAGAACAAAAACATATTCTACATGGTAAATTAGATGATGATAAAGATGAATTAGAAATGAATAAAGAAATTGCGGAGCTGTTAAAAAGCAATCGTAAGATTATTAATATAACACCCGAAGATGTTATAGATGTAGAAAGTACCAGTGAATCAACACCAGAACAGAAACTACCGTCAACGAATAAAATACAATCCGATTCGGATTCCACATCCTAGTCGTCGTTAGACTCTTCTAACTGTTCGATGACTTCATCTATTTGACTTAAGATATCATCTTCTTTCTCTTCTAATTTGTCGAGTTCCGCTTTAAGTTTTTTTAACTTTTTAACAGCTTTGTTCATAACTATTTCCTTTTCTTTTTAGTTTTTTTCTTCTTATTTTTTTTCTTTTTCTTTTTTTTCTTAGGCATTAAATCCTCCTTATAAATGTTGTACATCTCTTCGCTTAAGTAGTCAACGCTCACTTAATCCTCGTCATCTTCTTAACACAGGCTAAAGGAATCATAGTTCTGTCTCCAAAAGTCATTTCATTTGTATCTACATCTTTATCGTAAGAAGCAAACATTTTAATAGTATATCTATCTTTACTAAACACCCAACCTTCATTAACCGGGAAAGCTAACTTCATTCTATGAAATTCTTTATCAGTAGCCCAACCTGAGTCTGATAAAATATCCATCCACTCAATCCGATACTTTGAATACGGGATTGCGTCTGGTTGACTTGGAATAACTTGTTTTCTTTTTGCTCTTGGTTTTCTTTTTTTCTTTGCCATAGTAGTAATCCGGATTATGTACCTTATTAAACTCGTCCATCCATGGAGATGAACTGATCCAAGTTTTATTTCTTCCTATCATACCTTACCCCTATAGCATTTCTAGAATTTTTTTCCTAATTTGGAACCCAAAAGTTCCGCGCGGCCCCTATGTTCAAAAAACGGTGGATCACAAGGCTTATTTAAGCAAATGTTAAATAACCATTGGTATTACTTGCTGATCACGAAATCACCAGATCACGAACAAGTGAAAGTGCTGATTTAGAAAATTTGCATGTCCTGGAAACCTATAGATTCGTGATCACCCGCATAAAACCTCACTTTTCATTTTTTGGCCAGTCCCTTGTCGCTAGACGCTAGACTCTGGCAACTGTGACAAATATACCACACTGTGACATATAGGTTACACTAATTCTTGGAGAAGCATTATTATTATGTTTTTCTCCTGTTGCTCAAGCTAATGCAACAACCCCTAAATCAGTAACTTGTACAAGAACTGAATATAGAGAAGAGTACATTCCTGGAACGAGATCAAACCCTGGCTACGTAAAAAGTTATGAGGTAGACGTTGTAATACCTTGTGGAGGTCAAAACAAAGCTGAAAAAATTGATGATAATGATTGTAGTGAAGGTTCTGTTATAGGGGGTATTCTTGGTGCTGGAATTGCATTA